CTTCGACACCAAAGATGGTGGGTGTGACCTGTAGTGGAACGTAAGGAGCGTAAACATATCCGCTCTCTAGGAAGCTTGAGCCTTTACGACCAACGAGAACAACGTTACGTGGGAAGTAAGGATCAACGAACACTTCAAACTTCTGGCTAATTGCACCAACCTTAACAGCACCAACGCTGCCACGATCGGCATCAGCAGTTACAGAAGCGCGGAAGCCTGCTGTGAACTCCATGATGTTAGCAACTTCTGGTGAGCAAACTACGAAGTTAGCACCACCGCGAAGTGTCTTTCTGTGGATCTGAGCACTTACGTCATTGATTGTCTCAATGAGTGTCTCGTACCACTCACTAACGGTACCTGTGAAGTCAGGAGCAGCAGCGGCAGCACCTAGTTCAGCACCTGTCTCTTTGTTGACAAAGAGGCCGGGAGCGCGTGACCAGTAGTATGTGCCAGCCGTAGCACCCTTAACGAGATCGTTAAGAATTTCACGATCAATCTCTAGAGCAACCTGCTCTGAGAGGATTGAAGTAAGCTCAACTTCAGCATCCAAGTTGTGGTAAGCATTGAGATCTTGTCCCAACTCTGGTGACCACTTAGCTTTTAGCTTCTTGGTGTTAGCTGTTACAGCAATGGAGTTAACCTTGATGTCAATTTCTGGAATTAAATCCTTCTCTAAGCCATCAAATGTTCCTGCTGCGTTTGAAGCACCTTCAAGACCCCATGGGTTAAGAGCCTTAACACCACCAACTGCGTCGGCAGCTTGGAAGGCGTCATTTCTGCTGAACTTGATCTCGTAATCACCAGATCCAACTAATTCAATTGTTGCACCAGTATCAGCAGTGACGTAAACTGAAATGTAACCATTGGCGACCGAGTTTGCGTCGATCTTACCACTTGTGTCACGGAAGCCTAACTCCGTCAAACGACGGATGATCTTGGCGTTGTTGCCGCCAAGAGTGCCTTCAGTAGTGTCATCAGAGAAAAGCTCTAAGCTGGTTAGGTTGTCCAAGTTAATCTGAGCCTTCTGAGCAGCAGTTAATCTTAGAACAATTGAACCAACTAGGTCGGTCTGAGTACCAGACAAAATGTCTGGGTCAAAGCGGATTGACTTCTTTTGTGCTTCAGTTAAAGCAGAGACAGCAACACCAGCAGTTCTGAGAGCAACGTCGGAGCCATCTAGCTCGTCGGTGATTTCACCAGCAGAGATTGCAGCAGCAGTAACGTCTGTAGCCTCTGTGAGTGTGATAGAACCGGTTGGTGAAGCGTAGCCATTCTGTAGGTTGTAGAAACCACCACCTTCTTCGGTAATGTCACTAACACCGCCAGTGATCTGGCTAGCAACCTTGCCACCGCCGTAAACTGACTCAGCAGCTTCGACACCAGCGCGGGTGTTTGTGTAAGTGAAGTCTAAGAAGAAAATTAGACCACTTGGTAAGCTCATTGGTTGAACTGAAACGAGATCGTTGGCGATTAGGCCACCGAACACTCTGCGGACGATTGGGAAAGCGACGGCTGCGAAGCCCTCGACATCACCACCGGCCATGGATGAAGCTTCGCGAAGAAGCTCTTTGGCTTGGTTCTCTAATAGACGAGCCATGCCGTTTTTTGCATTATCGTTGTCCAGACCTTCTAGAAGACCAGTCTTCTCCCACTTGTTAAGTAGAGCAGCACCTTCCTTCTGTAGATCACGTTCAACGATGTTTTCTGTTAACTTTTGTACGATAGACATCGTTAAATCCTCCTTATTGATTGTTGATCCCTGCTAAAAGCTTTAAGCGAGTAGCAAGAGATTCTTGTAAGTTATCAGACTCTTTCTTCTGAGCTTTGTCAGATTTCAAGAGCATAGAAGTGCTAGTGCGACGATCTACAGCTTCGCTCAGAGATTTTGGACCTTTCTTTCTTGCCCCAACTGCGCTTTGAAGTGTTTCGTACACTATCTTTGCCTTTTCTACACTATCAGCAGCTTGAATTGACTCGACAATTTCATTTTTTTGTCGGCTATTATAAGCATTGTCGCTTAAAACTTTATTAGTGTATAAAAGTTTTGCATTGACGAGAGTCATCTCGTCAAATTTGGTTTTGAGACTTTCGACTGCTTCATAGAGCTTTTCTGTTTCTTTCTCAAGTCTCTCGTTCTCATTGTTTTTTAATTCAAGACTTTCGTTTAATTGGCTAATTTGACCATTTAACTCTGAAGTCTTTTCTTTGTGTTCTTTTGCTAGTTCCATTTCCATTTCTGCAATGGATCTTGCTAGTATATCAAGCATGGCCTCTTCATCCAATTCTGCTTTTGGGCGGGCCATCCAGCCTCTTGGCTGTGCTTCGTAATCTAATTTAATTTTTTCAGCGAGTACGTCGTCTTCTTCAACTAACTCGTCCATTATATCTGAGATTGCCTCTACAATTTCATCTTCTTTTAGTTCAATCTCTTCACCTTCTTCAATAAGTTCTGTTAAGCTAGCATCGTCTACGTCAACTACGTCTTTTGATTCAGCGACAATTTTTTGTAAATCAATTTCGATTTCTTCGTCTTGTTCCAACTCAAAATTATTTGAGTCAGATAAATCACCAAATGAATAAGCTTTGCCATCGTATTCATCTAATTGTGTCTCTATGATTGATTTATCGTCTGCATCTTTAGGAGCGTCTTTAGTATTGCCATATGACTGGCCTTCTTGCTCCTCAATTACCTCTGGCTCATCTTTTTCTAATAACGACTCTACAGTTTCCTTAATTTGACCAGAATAACGAGCTAAAACAGCTTGCTCTGCACTTTGAATTGCAGCCTCTCTTAATGCTTGTGCATCTACGATTGCTTCTTCTAACATGGACGACATATGTAAAACTCCTAAATTGCGCTACAGTAAATAGTTATAAAAATGTTAAAATGACTTACTTCAATTCAACAAGCTGGTTATGCCCGACTTGGACATCATCGCTTTACTTAATCTAAAAGCTTCAGCGGGTAAAAGTTTGCGATTAATTATTACAAATTCTCTAATATGACCATTTAAAGGGACGCTACCGCCGTTGGCTCGGGAGCCAAGATTTGCGGTATTATTGTTAAAAGCAAATCCACCGGTACTATTGGCAGACTCGGATTCTTCAACAGCGGTTATAGGCTCAGAATTAATAAAGCCATCTAAAGTATCTTTATTGGTACTGCGGTCGTACACCGACACAAATACGTTCTCGATGTTTGGCGTTCTTTCTGAAGTTGATAATTCAAAAGAATCATCGCCGTCTTGACCAATACCAATGAGAAGTCTTCTATCGACATCTGAGCCATCTGTGCTATAAGCTTGGATAAGACCGTTTACGGAGTGATAATTGCTAGTTCCCAGTTCAAAAATGATTCCAGAATCATTCCCAGAAACAGAGGAGCGACTTGTTGAAGCAACAGTAGCTGCCGCTTGCGCTGTAGAAATTAAACCACCGTTAGCCCACGTCAAACCGTCATTACTAGCATCAAACTTAACGGCTGCTCTTCCGTTTATACCAAACGCGTCTAAAGTTGGACGCTTGGCAGATGTGCCTTGGGTGCCAGTTGAGTTACCGCCCTTTGCTTCCCACTTAGGTACTGCTGCAAGGTGAGCAATGCCGCCGCCATCTGTCTCTTGAATAAAAACTGAATCAAGCCATGTTGCGATGTGAGGACCGCCGATGGCGCGAATAACTTTATCTGAATTGGATGCTCGATCAGAGACATCTTGTTTCCCTGTAGATCTGCTAGAGATAGCGCCTCCGCGACCACCCATTCCAGTTATCATTTAGCCAACTCCTGATGAACCTGTCCAGCTACCGGTCAAGTGTGATAGTGAGATGCCAGTCAAGCCGGCAATAACAGAGGCTGATGATGGAGTTGCGTCGTTGTGGCCCATCAAAAATAGACTTGTAACTCTCAACTCAGCCGTGTATGACTCACCATTATCTAAGACGAAGTAGTTAGTCCCCAATGAAGAATCGCCGCCACTACCTGTTACACCCTGTGAGGAAAAGCCAACCCTTAACGGGGCATTCTGTCCTTTGTGGGTATTAATAACGGTAAAAAATCTAGTAACTGCTGGAAATTCAAGCTGTACTGGACACTCCGCGTGTGATTCCCCACCGCCGGGTACCATGAAAGACGCGGTTGCGTAAGGAATAGCGCTCATTTGGTACTGACCAACTTGGCCTAAACCTGCGCTATATCTGAAAAAAGCTCTTCCGTTACTCATTATTTATTTTGCTCCTGTCTTAATTTGCTTAAGACTCTTTTTCTTTTGATTCTGTCTTTTCGTCTTTTGACGGAGGGCTTGTCGTAATATCTTCTATCCATTACTTCTCTTATAATACCAGAATTTTTAATCTTTCTGCTAAATCTTTTTATTAAAGCTTCGGCAGATTCATTTCTTCTAGCCTTCACTTGTAAATTGTAAGTTGCCATATTACCCTCTTTATTTAATTAGGTGCTTCCAATTATTCATGCCGGGAATATTTGAAATATCCACACCCTTATCTCGCGGATCTACAGATGATAGCGCGCCTTGTCCAGCCCCTTTATCAGCGATAGCCGGTGTGGTGCCCTCAAATAAATCTACACCACCATATCTCTTATTTAGAGACTCAGCTAGTCTTTTCTTGTTTTGTTTAAATGTTTCCCTTTCTTTTTTTGCAGGTGGTTGGCTCTCAGTTTTTTTTGCCGTGCTTCTTTCGCTTTTTGGTGCACTTCTACTTTCCAAAAGATTTGCTTTTACAAAACCAGCAGCAATTTCTGAAATCAAATCACTGACCATTCCTTCTTCAAAAATAACTTCTTTAACACACTCTTTTATTATTTTTTTCAATTCAGCCTTTTTCATCGATAATCTCACTCAATAATTTGTTGATTTTTTCTTTCTTGCTAATCTCTTGTAACTCTGGAATCTTGTTTTCTGTGACTTTCATGTAAGCACCGGGAGTTGATGGGTCGCTAACAATATCAAAACAAATTAGTTGAAAGTCGTCTTGCACCATTGTTCTGCCGGATTTTTGTTCAACAGAACCCAAACCTCTTGAAGAGATGCCTAATTGAGCGCCTCCCTCAATCAAAGATCTTAATATTTTTCCAGATGGAGTGTCTAGAACCTTTAATTTTCCCATCACGGTTTTTCCATCCATCCAGATATCTAGGACTATATGGGAAACATTGTTAAGGTTAATTATTGATGACTCTGGATGATCTAACTCTCCCAAAGCCCTCATGTTCTTTACCAATTCTTTATAGTTGTCTATCTCTCTTGAAAGAACGCCAGTTGGGTAGATTCTACCGTTCCCGTTTTGGCGGTCACCTTCTTGAAGTTTGCCGCTCAAAATCATTCCACCTTCTTTCACAAACTTTTTTTCGTCTTCAGTTAAAAGATCCTGACAAACACCACCTTCGCACAAAGCGTAATATTCTCGTAAAAGGGCTTTAGACATTATTCTTCACCCTCCGCGACTGCTTCTGGAACTTCCTTACCAGTAACCAAGGCAGCAGCAGCTTGCATAACGGCATTTTCAATACCATTTAAAAGTTCTTCTGGAAGGCCAGCAGTTTTTAACGTCTGAAGGGCTTGCTTAAATTGTTCGCCACCAAGCTCTAAACTCTCCGTCAAGACCTTTTCAACAGCTTCCATCATAGCAATTTGCTCAATTTCTTTATATCTTTTAACTTTAATCTTCATTTACTTAAGTCCTATAGAGCGGGCGCTACCCGCCCGAGCTAAGATCCCTTACAACAATTTGTCGGTGGGCGCAACATCCAGTGGTTGCTTATCCATGGGTTAAATCCCTTAGTCATTTTTATTCCTCCGAGTTATTTTAAATCCAAAATCATCTACAATCATGTCTAAAAAGTAACTTGTGCCCGAACTTAACCAGCCTAGTATTAAAACATTGGCTATGTTAACCTCATATGTAAATAGTTCGCTCCACTGGGAAATGAAAAGTATAAACGTGCCTGTCCAAAAACCCATACATAGAGGACATTTAAATAATTCGCCTATCTTTCCTTTGTTTGGCCTAACAGGGTTAAAAATTGACCCATATAAAAGAATTAAAGTTAGCCCATAAGAGGCTAAAATAAATGTAATAAGTTGCATTTTATATCCTGTAGATCAAACCATAGGGAAGTGAGTTTGGATCAATACTACCTTTCTTTGCCGCCTGTGGAACTTCTCCCAGTTCTGTGCTATCTTTAGCCTCTGGGTCCAACAACCTGTCTTCAAAGTCCTCTTCGAATTCATCGGCAGCACGAAATAACTCTTTTTCATCTATAAGAAAGTTATAAGTTGCCAACAGTAAAGCTTGTATTGTGTCAACCTTATCATTTATTGGATATACTGCCTCTAAAGATCCATAAACATTTCCACCTTGAATTGAGTCTTGTATAATCATTCCTAGTCTCATCAAGTAGTCAAAATATTTGTCTTGTGATGGATATGGGTCAATTCTAGTATCTTTTTTTCTAAAGGTGACAATTTTATTTTTAGTGGGCATCAGAACAATGTCAAATAGTGGGTGGTCATAAATTAAGTAATCGCCGTTCAAGGCTCTTCGCAAATTTAGTTTAATAGTTGTTGGAAACTTAACATCAATTTTAAAAGGCTTGAGTGCTTTTCCAACAGACACCGAAACTTCTGAACCTATTTTGATCTTGACACCATCAGCCATTTTTAATTTCCTCTGTCAAAGACTGCATTTTTAAGATTTTTTTAATAATGTCCTCGTTTATATACTGACCTTTGAAAGAATTAAGCTCTTCCTTTATCTTTTCAATCGATTCTTGAACTGCTTTTCCCTCTTCGGTGTTAGAGTATTCGTTGATAGTTTCACGAATACTACTTATCTCTTCATTGATGTAGCTTTTTAATTCTAGGCCCTGATCTTGCACGGACTCAATGTAAAGTTTTAACAATGTTTTCTGGTTTTCAAGAAGCTCGCCGTACTTTTCATTGAATTTTTTAGTGAAAATTTTGTAAACTGCCTTACTAACCTTTGGTGCTGACTCTTCAATCACTGTTTTTGTTTTTGACAGTTGGCTTATTAAATTATTTTCTAAAATTACTTTGGCTTTTATCGGCGTTGAGTCGTTAAATATTTGATAAATGGACGCCAAACTTTTGTAGTTCGGCACAAAATTATCATATACATCTTTACCAACAAGTTTGTTAATTTTGTTTATAAGCTTTGTCTGCTCATTAAAAATGTCCTTATCATCTAGAGATTCTCTTCTTTTTTTGGCCTCTTCAACAATTTTTGTAACGATATTTCTTTCATAGCCGTCCAATTCTGAAATTTCTTTGTATAACTTTAATTCCTTCGCCAACACCTTTGTTTTACCAAAATACTCTTTTAGTATTTTTATAATTGTTTCCTGTAGGTCTTTGTTGTTTTTTAAAGAACTCTTTGTTAATTCTGCTATTAAAGTTTCGTAAAGAAAAGCGGTATTTCTTTTCTTATTATGATTTAGTTTCATCTTTTTTCCTCTCCAGTGAGTTGATAAGTGTGTTAATTTCTTCTGTAGCCATCAGTACAGACCTCTCCACTTCGTCATTATAATTAGAATTTGACTCTTGCATAATACCTTTGCCAATATTTTTTAATTCATGGTACCCTTTATGGCTTTTTCTAACACCACCCTGTTCGACACCAGATTTAGAAAGATAGTTTTTTCTTCTAGCACCCATATCTCTTTTATCAGTTGTAACTGGAGTGTAATATTTACCTTTTGATCTAGATGTTGTAGTCTTTTCACCATCCAAAGTGGCGACAGTTACCTTGTATGGTTTTTTATAGGCATCCTCATCTCTTTTACCTGCGCCTGCTGGCTCTGCCGGGGGGGCTACCAATAAGCCCTCGTCTTCACCAGCCTCTGCTGCGGGTGCTGCTGGTGTTTCAGCAGCAGGCTCATCGGGCGCGGGAGCTTCTGGCGTTTCAGCACCCAGTTCTGGCGTTGCAAGAGCTTCGTCGCCGCCTGCCAGACCAAAGCCGCCGCCGAATGCGCCGCCTTCGTCACCAGTTTCTACAGTTGCTTGGGCTATTTTTGCTGTAGCTGCCTCAAGTTTCTTGTCGTAAAACTTTTCTCTTTGATTTCTAACGTATTCCTCTTCAGAAATACCAAAAACGTTTTCACTCACCCATCTCGTGCTGAAAATGCTTTGTGTTGCACTATTTGCTATTTCAAATTTAACCCTCATGTTCTCCATTTCTTGCAATTGCGCAATTTTTGATGGATTAGTAAGAGCTAAAGTGAAAGATAACAAGTCTTCACCCCTATATCCCAACGTGTAAAGGTGCACAATACCCAGCTTCTCTAATTCGCTAACAATGGATCTTTGCAATCTCTGTATTGTTCTAGCGAATCGAATGTCTTTTTGGGCTAGAGTGCTTTTATCCTCTGTGCCGGCAGCAGCAGAGTCTCTCACTACATATGATGGTGGAACTTTTATGGACGAAAGCATCTTATCTCTAAGGTATTTAACATCCTCAATGTCATTTGTTCGTGCTTGACCGCCGACATTTTCAATTTTTGTACCTGATGCACCGCCACGAACTGGAATGTAGTAATCCTCTTCAATTGATGCCGGGTTGTATCTTAAATCAACGCGGCCAGAGTCTGGATCAACCACTTGGTGGCGTTTCATTTGTGTCATGACTTTTTGCATGAATTGTTCAACATCTTCTGGTGGCACACCGCCTACGTCTACATAAAAAGCTCTTCTATCTGGTGCTCTAACAATTCGGTAGGCCATCATGGCATCTTCCATCATCGTCAATTGTCGCCAAATACGACGAGCGGGATCCAAAACTGACGTGCCGTATGGGGAAAACTTGTCATTCCCTAAAATTCTAAAGTGTGCAATTTGCCAATTCTCAAAAGTTAAACCGCCACTATTCCACTGATATTGGATGTAATTTGGGTTGGTTTTGTCCTCTCCTTCCAATCTTTCCACTTCCATAGCCGGTAATCCAATGACAGACTTGATACCGTGTTTGTCATCGATGTCCATGTAAAGGTAAAAATCGCCGTATTTGCACATACTTCTAGCATAGCCAAACAAGTTAAACTCGATATTCAACACATCATAATATAAGCTGTGAAGGATTTCTTTTATTTCTTGATTTGTGCAATTAATTTTTAACAACTTTTGAAATCCATCGTGATATGTGATTTCATCTGCGTAAATATCCAATGAAGTTGCTAGTTCTGGAGTGTATTCCATTTGATCAAAGTCTGCATACCTTTCAGACCTACTAAGATTTTTTACGACCTCAGACATCAAAGTGTCATATGGATTATAGCTTTTCTTCTTAAAATCCTGACCGCTAGCAGTTCTAAAAGTACTTGCGTACTTATCCAACCTCTTTCTTCTATCTTTTCGTATGTTTTGTTGACGATAATTTACAATCGGGCCTGAGAAAAGCCTTGTTAATCTTTTAAACAGTTCCGATTGATTGTTTTTAGGGTTTCTATTGTTCTTTGCCATTTATTTTAACCTATAAAGAAAGGTAAATTAATTACTTTCTCATTCTTGTTCTTTATAACTACTCTTTGTTCGGTATTTTTCATACCGGCTATACTAGTATTTAGTGTAGATCTTTTTGTAGTGAACGCAGCAACCATAGCTTTGCTATATTGGGATTCCCTTGCGTTCGCTACCAATGCAGTGTCCCTAATCCAGCAAGAAATGGCGCAGGCCATCACTAAATCATCATTGTAGGAACGCATCGCTTGAGCTTTTCCGTCTTTCCAAATAAAAGTTTTTAATTCGTTGGCCAATCTTAAAGAATTTACTTTTACAACTTTATTTCTAATAAATTCTTCTAATTTGGCTATAATTAAGGGCCTTGTCTTGACCGTGTTTGTAAATCCACACACCACACCAGACTGTTCCTCTGCCAAAAGGCTATCCACTTGTTCATGGCTAGTTTTTCTGCTCCAATATAGATTTGGATGTCCCATTTCTCTAAGTTTTGTAATCACAGACAAGCCTATTGAGTTGTTTTCCACCACTGTCAGGCAATTTCCGTATTCTTTCGATACATCCATTATTAAATTGGCGAACATGTCTAGAGGTAGTTTACCCTGATACTCCGCTGCCTGATTCATTGT